ACTGGGGCACACCGTTAGGGGAGCACCAGTCCAGTCCAGGGCCCCCGGGTTTAACACCCGGGGGTCAAACTGGTGCCTTCGGCACCATATGGACATGACTCACAGTGATATGCCCCACCAGGGGGCATATCGTGGGCCCTGGACTGGAGCGCGAGCGACAGTCCACCCCCCCCACCTGCACCTACGGTGCCTGGGGGTGTCCATGTCGCCCTATGGTGTGGTGCCACCAGGCACCACACACCAGTGCATGCACATCAGTGCATGCCACTGTGCGTGACCACGATGTGGTCACCTATGTGCTGCCTCCGGCAGCACCTATGGCGGTAGTGATCTTCGATCACTGCCGGCCGTCAGGGAAGCAGGCTGTTGCCTGCTCTCCCCTCTGGCGACTCCCTCACGCCGTCCGGCGTGAGGACTGCCTGTCGCCTCCGGCGACCAGTGGCGAGCCGTCAGGCTCGCCCTATGCGCGTACGCGCGCGCGCGAGGCTGCGACAGCTGCCGCTGGACACCGCGTGCCATGTGCGCGTGCGCCATGGCCGCACTGCATGCCGATTACACAGATCCCTGTGTGCCCCGTACAACCTTGGACTACCGTCAGCGGTCCAAGTCCCCACCTACGGCGTGAAACCGCCCCAGAGGGGCGCACAGGGGCGTTGTACGCCCCATGGCGCCGAAGGGCGTTCCGGCCACGGGCGCAGTAGGCGCCGGGCCGGCCGCATTGCCCGCTGAGCGGGCGGAGTGGCAGCGCAGCACGCTGCCCGTGTGAACGACTCGTGAAGGCTCCCGTACTCAACGGCTGGTCAGAGCCCCGTCGTTCACTTCCCGTCCACATGATCAACTGTCTTTACCTACGCTTTGCCTCGGAGCTATTGCCCGATCCATGAGACAGGAGGAGAGTCGTCACATCGCCACCGGGGAGCCTCGCAAGAGGGGATCCGGACAGGGCGTGAACACCTTGACAACTGGAGATCAACGATCTTGGGGGCCCGCAAGGGCCCACCACTGGGTGACGAACCAGGGAGCTACCGCCTAGGCCGGAAACGGTCAGGGGCGGTGTGGCCTAGGCGGTGAACCGGAGGGTGATCGAAGATCCAATACAGAGAGCATCAGGGGATGAGCGACACAGACGACTCATGGAAACGTGGTCCCCAACTGATGACAGGCCAGGATGAGAACGACTGGCCACGCTCGCCACCTGTGAGGGTTCGCGGGCAACGGGTACCGCACGATCCCCGTAAGACGTGCGGACAAGACAACGACGTAGACAACAGGGCCGGCTTGGCCGGCCAGTAGGTTCCGGACTACGTGCCACTCCCGTAAGGGGTTCAACGTGCGTGCTGGTTCAAGGCCAGTCCCCGCCGGCTTCAGCCGGCCCTGTTGTCTCTCGTCAAGTGCGGCCGGCGGCATCCGGCCGTGCCTGATGAGCAGTCATGCATGACCGTTGGAGAGGACGGATCATGGCCCTTGAATGGCGAGAAGCGACGTGCGAGGACTGCGGAGCATCCTTCGAGCGCACGTGGAGCGTACTCACGCACAAGAAGGGCGTAGCGATCCCCAAGGGCTACCGCGTTGAGACGAGCGGCAAGACATGGAATCGGATCGGCGCTCCTACCGCAGACACGACGCTGTGTCTGTGCGACACAGCGTGTTGATCCCGTAGTTCGGTCGGGCGTACGGACGGCATTCCGTACGCCCCATCAGTCCTACGGACTGGCCCGCGCGGCATCGCGGGCACACCACATGAGCAGTGGAGAGGCTGGTCATGGAAGAGAACGAGACCCCGGAGTACGCGACGACCATCTACGGATGGCCCGTAAGCGTGGACAAGATCGGCGGCGGCACGCTGGGGCGTGCCTACGGGGGTGACTGGACCGCGACCGTGATGAACGGTCCGGTGTACGTGATGGACAACGAGATCCTGTCCACGGGCACGCCCAAGACTCACGCGCAGGTGGCGCGACTCGCCTACGAGTTCGCCGCGGAGCGCGTGGACGGGGAGGCGTGATCATGAGCGTGAACCTGATCAAGAACACCCCCACGCCGCAGAGCGGCTACACGCCCTGTGCGTGCCGGGACTGCATGGACATAACGGTGTCCAGCGACTGGACCAAGCCGGAGTTGTGCACGGAGTGCACGGACGCGGGATGCGAGCCCGGGCAGAGCGAGTCTGACGCGTACGACTGCCTGCGCGACGACGCATACGGGGAGTGATCATGTACCGGGATCACCCCCTGGCCGGCATGTTCGACACGCCCCAGCTGTCGCCGGAAGAGGTCGACCGCGCGGTGGCGGTCGCACAGGAGCGCTACAGCGCACTGACCCCCAGGGACTTCCGGCGCATGCGCCGTGAGGCGCGCTGGGGCGCGGTGCGCGCCTGGCTCCGCTGGATCCTGCACATCTGACCCTGTACGGCCATCGGGTGCACGGCTCACGCCGTGCGCCCCCTTGGTCATGCAGTCGCATGACGAGAGGCGCCCCCCGGCATGGGGACGCCTCTCTGGTGGTCCCGACTTGGAGAGGTAGGACCATGGAGAACGGTACGCGAGAGAACACGATCACGCTGCACTACATCGGCGGCGGCGTGAAGACGGAGCCCGGAGGGGAGCAGATCTCCCTCCTGGTGCGCCGCGCCTACATCAACGCGGCTGGGTACCGCGGGGACGCCGTGAACGAGTGGTCGGGCAAGGACCGGGAGGGCAACTGCCTCACGGTCGCATGGATCCCGAACGAGTCGCGCCGGCCCGGCTGCGACATCATCGCCCTGGAAACGTTGGGCGGTGCGTGATGACGCACCCCTACTCATGGGAGGACGTGCGGGAGGTTCCCGCACGCTCCCTCGCCGTCGGCGACGTGTTCGTGAAGCCCGGCATGGGCGCCGCGTACTACACATCGAGTGACGGCCGCGTACGCGGCGCCGGCCTGGTCCACGCCATGCCGCTGGACGGCACCGCGTGGACCGTGACCGCCCGAGAGGGCGGCGCGACCACCTGTCGCGCCGAGGACGGGCGCGAGGCGACCGCAGCAATACCGGAGCACGCGCACGTGCTGCGCGTCCTGACCCCCGGAAGGGGGGAGTGATGACGTACACGCTCTTCCGCACGCTGCCCGATGGCACAGAGAAGTCACAGGGCCCGTTCCCGACCGCCCGGCGCGCCGCCGTGGCCGCCGGGATGGTTCTCTACGACAACCGCCACGCGGGCAAGGCGGAGGCCCAGCGCTTCTCCGCCGCGCTGGCCAAGAGGGACATGGGCACCGAATGGGTGCACATGGGGAGCGGATACCGCTTCCGCGTCGAGAAGAACACCTGACCCCTGCCCCACCAGATCGCCGGCCACCTCCACCCCCCCTGGGGGTGGCCGGTCCTCTGGTCCGAGCAGTGTCAACTGCACACGTTGGCGTGTGCGGCGCCGGGCCCGTTCAGGGGGTGTGCGATGCACACAGGGGAGAAAGATCAGGAAGCAAGGTCGCCACGAGCTGGGAGTACGCCGGCTGAGAGGGAGACCGAACAGCCCAGCCGCGAGGACTGGGCACGCTTCCAGCGCGCATGCTGCACGGGATGCAGCCGGCCGTAGCCTTGCTGAGCTTGTGGCGTACCGGGCGGAGGGGAAGCCCCCGGCGCGTCACTGGCCCCACAGGGCCCCATCCTCCCGTCCCCCACCTCTCCGGGGGGCGGGAGGAGTTTCACCCTCGGAGGGGAAGACGCCGCACCTCACAGTGCGTCACAATCTGTTCACAGCTCAGGAGAGGGAGTCTGATGAACGAGAACACGATGCGCGCCAAGCGCGCGCTGCAAGCCTTACGGGCCGTGGACCAGAAGGGCATGGGCCGGGCGGCCGGCGGTATGGGCGCGGAAGCGACCGACCGCCTGGCGGACCTGGAGGCGTGCATGCACGCCTACCGGACCTGGAGCCCCAGCCTGGTCCCGGGCCTGCTCCAGACCAGCATGTACTCCGCGGGCGCGATCAAGTCGCGCACCCCGTCCCTGGACGCATCGGAGATCACGCTGCGCGTGACGCACCGCCGCCGGCGCGCGGAGGCGTTCCTGGGCCACATGGCGGGGCGTTCGGCCGCGGAGGGAACCGCGTGGTTCCTGATCGGCGAGGTCGCCATCACGCGACCCCTGCTGAACGACCACGCACACGCGGACCAGCTGCGCCACCTGCTGTCCGTGTCGCAGGACTACGGCAACATCATGATTCAGGTGCTGCCGGAGAACGCGCCCACTCCGGGCACGGTCGAGCCGTTCGACGTGTACAACCTGGACTCCGGGCCCGTGGTCGGGCACCTGGAGTCCCTGATTGGTGGCTGGTACACGGTGGTTGCCGAGGACATCGCTCGCCTTCGCGGTACCTTCTCCGAGATGATCGGCTACGCCCTGAGCACCAGGGAGAGCCGGGACTACATCGAGGGGATGTTGCACGAATGCTGGGGACACACAACGGAACACAGTTCGTCAAGTCCAGCCACTCCGACCCGAACAACTGCGTCTACGTCGCCCGACCCGACGCCGGCCCCGTAGGCGTCAAGGACGGCAAGGAGGGCCCCGACGGGGCCACGCTGGAGTTCTCCAGGGACGCATGGGCGTCCTTCACGGAGTTCGCCAAGACCTTCCAGGTCTGAGACACACCGCCCCGGCGCCCACCAGGCGCCGGGGCCTTCTCCGAAGGAGATCGACATGCAATGCCCGAACTGCGGAGCAGGGGCCACGCAGGGGCCGGGGGGCTCCTGGACGTGTAGCAACCAGTGCGGCTGGTCCAGCGGCACTGCGCCTATGCCCATGCCGCCCGTTCCTGCACACTGAGTACGTGGACGACATGACGACCGAGACCCCGTACTACACCGTGCATTCCTGCACGGGCTGCGGTGCAGAGGTCCACGGCCTCCATGGCCGCTGGACGTGCAAGGCGTGCGACACGTGCTCGCCGTACAGCGAGCCCCCGGAAGGGTGGCAGACCGAGATCCGGCAGGGCGATACGGCGGAGCCGCCGCCCATGCCACGCCGGCGCAGCCGGCGCTGAACTGATCAACCTGGCCCCCGCTTCACGGCGGGGGCTTCTTCATGGGGAGGCCCCGACGGGGGCGTGGTAAAGCACCGGCCGCGCCGGTGCGAGCGGGTTCGAATCCCGCACTCCCACGACGGGGCGGGGAATGGACAGCCATCCATGGCCGTCCGCCCCGTCGCCGATGCAAGACCTGCCACCGTACGGCGCGCTAGGAAAGGGCGCGGGTAGGTGGTCGCCCTGAAGCTCTCCGGTGAGAGCGATCCGACCCCGCCGGCTTGGGCCGGAGATGGCCGCGTTCAACTCGCGGCAGGGCACCAAGGCCGCCCCGGCATGGGCGGCCTTTTTCATACCCGAACGGAGAGGACGGGCCATGACCCCGGAACTGGAGAACGCGCTGCTGGTGCAGCGCCACGAGCTGGAGGACCCGGCGGAGCCGCCGCTGGCGGTCGCCACGGAACAGGGCATCGACTACGCCGCGCGCGTCCAGCGCGGCGCGGCCCTGCTGGACGAGAAGTGGCCCACGTGGATCCAGGACATCGACCTGGACACGCTGGACATCTTCTCCAGCTACCGCTGCGCCACCGCGCAGTACGACCGCCACACGGGCGGGAGGGGCCACTACGTGAGAGGCCAGTACAAGCTGGAGCTGAGCGACCGGGAGTACACCGACCACGGCTTCAACGCGGAGATGGACGACGAGGGCTACGCCCCCCAGGAGGCGTACGAGCCCCTGACCGCCCTGTGGCGGGACCTGATCACCGAGCGCCGCTCCGCGGCCCAGCCGGAGGCGAGCGAGCGATGACGCTCCCCGCAGGCGCTCCCGTGCTCTGCACGGCCCCTGCGGGGCTGCCCATGTACGGCCGGCTGGTCCCGGGCGACTACGCCCGGGGCCTGCTCCTGCTACGCCTCACGGTGGACCACCCGCGCGCCCGCAAGGGCGCTTGTGTGTACGTCCTGGCCAAATACGCCAGGACGTACCGCAGGGGTCGGCACGCCTCCGGCGTGCGCAAGCGCAGTGTTCAGTGGTTGTACACATGGCGTCACCGCAGGTGACGTAGCTGTCAAGCTTTGGCCAAAACGTGAGGTCCCCTGGTGGATTGCCGCGCAGATCGCGCAATATGCTTGATCGCGCGCACTTCCACAGGCATAGACCAGGAGATCGTGATGGCCAATCGGGCTACGAACCTGCCGCCGGAGCGCCGCCAGGCGCTGGAGGCCGAGCTGCGACTGCTGGCCGAGCTGGAGGCTCGGGCCACGCTGGACAAATACGTCCACGTGTCCCGGGCCTATGACGCCGGCATGACCACCCGGGACATGGCGCCGGTCTTCGGCGTCAAGTCGTCCACGATCAGCCGCTGGAAGGACGCAGGTGAAAAGGAACGAGAACGCCGCAGAAGCGGCGACCCCGACCGACCTCGGGAGCCCGACCCGAGCGGCTGACACCCCCACTCCGGACGAAGCCCGGGACTGGCTCCGCAAGCACCTGGCCCAAGCGCCTGAGCGCTCGGAGGACTGGTACCGCGAGGTCCTGAACATCTACCGCGCCGGCAGGCGCGAATCCGTTGCGGAGCAGGCCGAAGAGCGCGTAGCTTAAACACTCATGGAGTTGCGTCAAAGAACAAGCAGGCATATCGCTGATACTCTTTCCCCCTCGGTTCACGAGGGGGACGACGTGGCTGTACCCGTGGGTGTCTACCTGCGCATTTCCGACGACCAGGCCGGCGACGCCAAGGGCGTAGCCCGGCAGCGCGAGGACACCACGGCCCTTGCGGCCGTGCGCCGCTGGGAACCCGTGATCTACGAGGACAACGACGTGAGCGCCTACCGGCGCGGCGTCGTCCGCGAGGACTTCGAGCGGATGCTGGCCGACCTGAAGGCCGGACAGATCCGCGGCATCGTCGTCTACGACCTCGATCGGCTGGCACGCCAGCCGCGGGACCTGGAACGGGTCATCGACCTCTACGAGGAGACCCCGGGCCTGATCTTTGCCAGCCTCCAGGGGGACATCAACCTGTCCACGCCCGACGGCCGCACGATGGCCCGGGTCATGGTGGCGTTCGCCAACAAGTCCAGCGCCGACACCGGCCGGCGCGTCAAGCGCAAGCAGCAGGAGCTGGCCCATGAGGGCCGCCTGGTGCACGCGGGCCGCGTGCCGTTCGGCTGGCTCCCCGACGGGGAGCGCACGGACCCTGCCGCCAAGGCGGAGATCGTGTCGGCGCACGAGCGCCTACTGGCTGGGGACAAACTCGTCCGCATCCGCGACGACTGGGCGCAGCGGGACATCGTCCCGCGTGACCCGAAGGGTCAGCGGCACGGCAAGGACAAGGCGGCCTCCGGCCTGGCGCACTCCACAGTGCGCCGCATCCTGACGAACCCGGCGCTGGCCGGGTTCAAGGAGTACCGGGGCGAGATCCTGACAGACGACTCCGGAGCGCCCCTGACGGGCGCCTGGGAGACCATCTGCACGGCTGAGCAACTGGAGGCCGTGCGGGGCGTCCTGGACGCCAGGCAGGGCTCCTGGCAGCCCTCCGGGCTGACGTACCTGCTCTCGGGTATTGCCCGCTGCGGGAAGTGCACGCTGCCCATGCGCGGGCAGTTCGTCAAGGGCCGCGGCGAGAGCCGGCGGGCCATCTACGCGTGCGACTCCGGAGCGTCCCGCAAGGGATGCGGGGGCGTCAGCCGGGTGGCTGACCCCATCGACAAGCTGATCATTCAGCTGGTCCTGGAGGACCAGGCGCGGCAGCGCTACAAGGCCGAGGCGGAGCCGGCCCCGTGGGCCGGCGAGAAGGAGCTGGGCGAAGTGATGGGGGACATCAACGAGCTGACCGAGGCCGTGAAGGCCAAGCAGGTCAGCATGTCGGTGATGCTGTCCCTGATGCCGGACCTGGAGCGCCGCAGGGACGCGCTCCTGCGGGAGCGCAGGGCGGCGCTGGCCGAGCAGGCCCAGTCCACCGTCATCACGGTGGGTAGCGAAGACGAGTTCAACGCCCTGCACCTGGACCGCCAGCGCGGTCTGGTCCTGAAGTCCCTGGAGGCGGTGGTGATCCACCCTGCCGGGCGCGGCAAGCGCAAGTTCGACCCGGATCTGATCGATCCGGTCTGGCGTGCCTAGCACGCACCACTGACACGACTTCAAGGCCCCGGTCCCCGCCGGGGCCTTTTTCACGCCCCGAAGGAGGGACATGAGCAAGGAAGAGCCCGCCTGGAAGGCGGAGCTGGAGGCCCGCGTGGCGGACCTGTTTCGAGTCCAGGACGGCAAGCTCCCGGACTGGACTCGCATGGTCCGCACGGCGGACGCACTGGGGTCCCTGATCGGGGGGCTCGTAGAGCCCCACATCCGCGCCGCCGAGCAGCGCGGCTTCCAGGCGGGGGTCAACAAGACCGGCGACTCCGTCGGCAAGCTGCGCGAGCGGCTGAAGACGGCCCGGGAGGAGCTGCGCCAGGCGCAGTGCCAGCGCTGCAAGGGCTCCGGGATCGACCCGGAGTTCTCCCACCCGGCCGAAGGCCCGTCGTACTACAGCATGGGCGAGCCGGAGGCTCTGGAGCCGTGCGTCGCCTGCCAGTTCCCGGACAAGCCGTGATCCCGCCCTACGGCGGCACGAAGCCGCTGTGCTCCACACTCACGCAGGAGCAGCTGGAGAACACCTTCTTCTTCCCGTCCACGTACGACAGGCAGCCCAGCAAGGCCGCGCAGGCGGCCTGGGACGAGGCCAAGGAGACCTGCCTGGACTGCCCGTTCATGCTCCGCTGCGCGGAGGAGCACAAGGGCGAGGACTACGGGGTGTGGGGGGGCGTGGACCAGTACGAGCGGTACATGGAGCGGCGCCGGATGAGCCAGCGTCGCCAGCGCTCCGCGCCGGACAAGCAGGCCGCGGAGGCGGCCCGGGTCTACGCCATGCACGCAGGGCACCGCGGCCTGCCGGTGCACGAGGTGGCCCTGCGCACAGGGCACAGCGTCAAAGCCGTGAACGCCATGATCGAGGCCCACGAGGCGGCGAGCGCCGCCCCTGCGGAGCCGGAGGCTCCCGCCCCTGCGCCCCGGCGCATCGCGCCGGCTTGGCCGGCCGACTGGCCGCCGCAGGGCGACACGTGGGTGTGGGCCGAGGGATCGGCCCGCAGTGGCCACGTCGTGGCGGTCACGGCGGACGGCGCCTTCGTGCGCGTGAAGTTCCGTGGGGCCCGCAAGGCCCACGTCATCCGCTGGTTCCCAGCGGACCAGGTCCAGATCCGTACACAGACGGCTCTGCCGGTCGCGGAGTTCAAGGGGAGGACGGATGACGAAGCGCAAGCTGCATGAGCTGGCTCACCTGAGCCACAGCTCCAAGGAGAGCCTGGAGCGCTGCGCGAAGGCGTTCTACCTGCGGTACATGACCGACGCCCCCAGGCGTCCCGCCCTGTGGTCGGCCGGAGGATCGGCCGTCCACGAGGCCACGGAGAAGTACGACACCATGGCCCTAGTGGGCCAGGAGCGGGCGTTCCATGTGGGCTCCGTCTGGGAGCGCCTGTTTGCGCTCCAGCTCGAGAAGGCGTACGCCGCCGAGCCCAACGAGTGGAACTGGGGCAGGGCTCCCTCGGAGCCGATCGAGGTCTGGAACATGAACGGCCCCGCCTTCGTCCAGGCCTGGATCGACTGGCGGGAGCGGTCGCCGTACGAACTGTGGACCACGCCAGACGGCCAGCCGGCGATCGAACTGGATGTGAGCGGGCGCCTGCCCGGCTGTCCGGTCGAGATCAAGGGTTACGTCGACCGGATCTTCCGCGACCCGGTCTTCGACAAGCTGATCATCGTGGACCTGAAGACCGGCAAGCGGCCCCCGAAGGGGCCCGAGCAGTTCGCCGTGTACGGCGCCTTGGTCAAGGCCAAGTACGGGGTCCAGGCGGACCTCGGGGTCCCGTTCATGAACCGGAAGGCAACCCTGGGCAAGCCGTACGAGCTTGCCGAGTTCACGCCGGAGGCGGTCGGCAAGGTCTTCGGTGAGACCTGGGACAAGATCCAGGCCGGGGAGTTCCCGGCCAACGGCTTCCCGGGAGCGTGTTTTGTTTGTGACCTGGGCGACTCGTGCTTCGTGAACAACGGGCCTCTGGCCCATCTCCACGACCCGGACCATCCGGCCAACGAGCCCATCCCTTTCTGATCTAGGAGATCCATGAGCGAGAACCCGGAGCCGGAAGACCGGCTCCTGACCCCGGGCCAGGTGGCCCGGATCTTCAGCGTCCAGCCCAGCACGGTGCGGCGCTGGGCGCAGGCGGGCACGCTGCCGTGCCTGCACACCCCGAGCGGCCACCGCCGCTACAAGGAGTCCGTGGTCCAGGCCCTGCTCGCCGGAGGCGAGGTCCAGTGATCCTGACCATCGTGGGCTTCGCCCTCATTGCGGTGGCCCTGGTCCTGTTCTTCGCGGACCGCTGGCCGCTGGGCTGGGTCGGCCTGCTGGTCGCCAACGGCGTGTTCTTCGTCGCGGAGATCCTGCGGGACACTGCCGTGTCCCTGACCTTCGCCGCGGTGAACGCGGCGTTCGTCCTGGCCGGCGCCGTGGCGCTCTTCCGGAGCCGCAGGAGCGGCGCATGAGCTTCGCGCACTCCCTGGTCCTGGCCCTCGTCACCTTCGGCGGGGGCCTTCTGCTTGGGGTCGTGCACCGCACGACCGAGCCCGAGCCCGCTCCGTCGGAGGACGAGCGGGACCCGGACTTCTGCTTCACGCACAACGAGATCGAACGGGAGGACGAGCGGTGAGCGACATCAACATCCACAAGGTGGAGACCACCGAGACGCCCGACGGGAGCCTGATGCTCCCGGACCTGGGCAGCTACAACGAGGTCGCCTCTCGCCGGGACGGCGAGGAGATCTCCGCCGCAGCTTCGCTGCTGGCCCTGCTGGACGACCTCGGAGAGGGCGAAGCCCTCGTGGTCTGGAAGAACGTCTTCTGATGAGCACGGCCGTTGACACGGCGTTCGAGGAGCTGGTGTCGCGCAGCGACGAAGTCAAGGTGCATCACGGCGTATGCGCCGTGTGCTATCCGGACCTGGTCGTCCCGGCCGGAGGCGTCGCCCTTTGCGGCTACTGCTTCGACACCCGCGAGGAAGCCATCGACTGCACCGGCCTGCACAAGTGCGCCGCGTGCCTGGCGGTCTCCGATCGCCCCGTCCTGCCCTGCGGGCACTACTGATGCCGCCCGTACGGGAGATCAAGGCCGTGGCGGCGGTCCTGGCGGACCAGCAGAACCCGGACAAGACCGCCGAGGACATCGCCGAGGAACTGATCCTGGCGCTGGACGAGCTGCGCTCGAAGACCAACCGCCTGGCGGTCATCGCCCGCTACGCCTGGAAGGAGGGCGAGGAGCCCTCCATGGCCGTGTTCGGCCCGTTCAGTACCCGGGCTCCCGCCGCCGCGAGAGCGGTCGGCGAGGGCATGGCCGGCACGTTCCGTGGCGGCACCGGCAAGTGGCTGATGGTGCCCGCGTACGCCAACGTGCGGGCCGCGTGGGACGCGGTGCGTCCCGACCCCGACAGCGAGCGCGAACGCAAGCTGGAGGCCCTGCTGGGCGGTTTCTACCGCCAGCACCCGGCGGCGTACACGCCGCTGGCAGGGGACTGGGCCACGTGCTGCTGCGGCGTACGCCGCGGGGGCTTCTGCCTGGTCCACAAGAAGCTCAACGAGGCCGCGTGAACTGGACCCCCACTGAGCACGACATCCGCGTGGCCCGGCTCCTTGACCAGGAGCTGGGCCCGATTCGTTTCATCGAAGTGATCCACCATGAGGAGAACCGCATGACCGACGTGATGCCCGAGCAGGAGCAGGACTACGACGGCGAGCCGGACGGACCGGGCCCCTACCGGGGCG